TTTTTTGGCTTATAAAATACTGTATTTTGATACATATCTAGAGACGCTTGCTCACTTGTCATAGCTTCCATTTTTATGATATTTTTAACAGCTAAATTTTTAGATATATCCTTAATATCTTTGTCAACTTTATCCATTATTTTAGCAAGATTTTTGACGATAGCTTTTTTCTGTTGTATCTTTTTTTGTTTGGCAAGCTTCTTAGTCTGAACAGCGGACTTTTTAGGAGTCTCGCTATTAGATTTCTCTTCTTTAAT